AGATAAGTCCTGTCTGTCCTGGTTGTGCAGGAGTCATTGCTTTTAAAGTACGATTACCGCCTAGAGTTACAACAAAGTTATTTGCGTTGCTTGAAGAAACTGCAATGCAAGCTGCATCTGTAAGAGTAATGATTGTACCTCGTGCTGCACCAGATACGTTTACAATATTATCAAAGTTTGTTACGCTAGTAAATGTTTTGGAGCCAGTAATTGTTGAATCAGAAGAAGTTTGAACATAACGAGCATCAGCAATTGAAATATCAGGAATTTCAGTTACGCTTGTACCAATATTTCGTGAAGCTCCTGTACCAAAAGCAGATCGTACAGAAACGCCATCACAATACATAATTGCAACATAACCTTGTGGAACGGCAGTACCGTCTCCACCAGCACATTTCATTGTAACAGAAAAGGCACCAGACGTATTGTTACGTACAAGATACTGTTTTGTTACAGAAGGAATGATAACATCTACACTTGATGTTAGTGTACCGTGCAGTTCAAGAATTGCACTACGAGCTTGGTCAACAGAACCATTCTCTACACTAAGAGTTACGCTATCTGCTGCTAAAGCAATTGAGGTATATCCAGCAACAGCTTGGTCTACAAGTGAAAATACGTTGGAGTTAAGTCGGCTACCCCAAGTATTAGAGTTTTCACCCGTTGCTTGTTTCTCTAGTCGAATACGTGTGGTATATGTACTAGGCATTTTTATCTAGCTCCGTCAATTAAAGTATCACCACTTCCTGCGGGTGAAGCTACAGTTTCCATATCGTCTCTGCGATTACGTCTTGCCTCGTTAACAAGGGTCAGTGAGGCTCGTTGATATTGACCATCCCAAACTTGTGCAGCAGTAAAGTTTTTCATGTAATAACATGCCTCTACCATAGTAGCATAGAACAATGCATTAGCACAAAAGTTAGTATAGTAATTAGTTTGTTTTCCTGTACTTAAAGTAGAAGGTTGAACAACATACTCTAACTCGACTACATTAGCTGATGTGGGAGTTGGTACAATGATAAGTTTATCATTTCTAAATTTGGCATAATATTTAGGAACACCAACAGAAGAACGTACAGGCCAGTAATCTTCTGTAAATTCCTTTGTACGAAGAAGAAGTGATACACGGCTTCCACTTGAGTTAATATAATTAACATTCTTTACAATAAGTATATTGGAAGGCATACTTAAAAATGCATCAGAAGCAGTAAAGTTACTCGTAGCATATTCAGTTAATCCTTCTGAATCAAGCTCACGAGTTATACGATTTTCTGCCCGTCTAATAAAATCTGGAATAGCATTTACAAAATCTGTATCATCATTTTCAAGGGTGTCTTGAACTTGTGACACTAAAGTATTATAAGTTAATGCTGGCATTTACGCTGCCCTTCTTCTTTCTACTGTCCAGGTTTCCGTTGTACCGCTGCCTAATTCTCTAGTCCAACTTGCACTACCAGTTCCTGGTTCTCTTGTCCAATTTTCTGTTGTTGCATTTCCACGTTCAATAGACCATAAACCAAATCCAGTAGAAGAATTTACAGTAAAGGTAGCCTTTTGTCCTGTTAGAAGTACAAGAGCATTTCCAGTTACACTTACACTTCCTAAACTGTATTTAACTTGTTGGCCTGTAATTGGTACATTAACATCAACAACTGCTGTTGGAGTACCTAGTTCAAAAGTAGCTTGTTGTCCAGTTATCTCAACAGTAATACTAGCAACAATATCTACACTACCAACAGAGTAAACACTTTCTTGTCCGGTTGGTACTACAGTTGCACCAGCAAAAGTATCTACAGTTCCGAGAGAGTAAGTTGCTTCTTGTCCTTGAGGTACAGCGGCATGATCAATAACTACAAGAGGAGTACCGACTCCAAAGATAGCTTGTTGACCATCAATGCTAATTAAAGCATCACCAGTTACGTCAACTGTTCCTACAGAATAAGTAGCTTCTTGTCCTGTAATTTCAAAGATAGAACCGATTGTAACTACAACTGATCCTAAACTAGATTGTATTTCTCCTACTAAATCAGCTTCACTATAGGCAAAGTCACCATAACCCCAATAACCATACCCTTGTGAATTATTTAAAACAACGGTAGCATCCTGAGTATCAATTCCATACCCATAGTAACCATAAGGATTGCTGCCGTAACCAGCCATATATTATTAAGCTAAACGTACAATTGCAGTTGTAGCACCAGCGACAGGGAATTGAACAGTAAACGTACCATTTGTTGCTGTCTTATCACCACCAAAGTCTACAACAGCTACAGTCTTATTTGACTGTGATGAATTATAAATTAGACAACCACGAGCCGTAAAGGTTGCACTTGTCCAAGATACATCTGCAAAGTCTACAATTGCTACACTACCATCTACAGTAACGTTAGTAACTGAAAGTGCTTCACCACCAGTTGTATAGCCATTACCATTGGCAATTTCAGCCGATGTAATATAAACAGATGTGCCATTACTTAATGAAGCTACACTGGAATAAAGAGCAATCTTAAATGTTGCACTTGTAAAATCATGTACAGCTTTAAGACTATCTTCTTTAAACCGAATAGCAATTCCAGATGAAATAGCCATTTTTATTTATTCCCTTTTTCTTATCTTTTATGATGTTGTAAACATTGTAATACTTGTTGGAACATAGGTTGTCATACTAGGTTGCCAAGTTGCATCTCCAGTTGTTGCAAGAACTGTATCTGGACGAGCATCTTTTAAAACAATAAAATCAGAAATCCTTGGTGACTTGTTTTGTGGATGGTTTACTCTATCAAATTGTCCATCAGATTCATCAGGACCAACTAACGTACCATCTGTTTCTTTTACTCTATCAGCGTACCGATAACGAAATCCACTTCTATCAGAAATAAACCAAGATTGTATTCTTCTTCCTGCCATTGTTTTAAACTCTAAAGAATGGTCTTATATATAAACTTTCTCTATCCCTGTCAGATTCAAAAGCTTCATTAAATACTTGATCGTAAATTTGTTTTAGCAGAGCTACACGAGAATCTGGAACTCCTGGACGTTTTAATGCCATTTTAAAAGCTAATCCTGCCGTAAGAGCAGGAAGCATATGAGTAGGAACATCTGCATTATATCGTGAACCAGAACTATCTTGAGTATATCCAAAATAGCGATAACGGAAAGTATAAGTAGCTACATCTGGTAAAGGCCAAAAATAAACAGTTGGTCCTGCGCTTGTAGTTGATTGAACAGCATACTGTAAGGGACGACCTGTTTGAGACTTATTTGGAATCTTTTCATATTCTTCCATAGTAATTCGACGCAGTTCAATGTCGGTACTATCAGAACGAATTGTTCCAATAATTAAATCAATTACATTACTTCCAGGTTGAAATGTAGTTTGACCAGTAGATAGTGTAGTTGTTCCAGTATCTGTTTTCCAAAGTGAATATCCACGGTTCTGCCATTCACGAAGAAGTAGATCAAGACTACGACGAGCCTCTCTTACATCATCACCAAGAGTTACTTCACCGCCAATTTGAGAGATAGCTTCTTCAATGATTTCATCAATTTGTAGATTAAAACTTGTTGTTCCTGAAGTAGCCATTTAATTAAATATAAGTTACAAAACCAACAACGTCGGTAGCTACGGAAACATAAACACCGTTATAGCATTTAATACCGCTTAGACCATTATAAGTATGAGTTACTTCTCCACTTGTGGGAACAGTTAAACTAAAACGACGATTACCTAAAGAACCGTCAGAAGCTAAATCATAAAAAGTAACCTCACCTGGAGATGCTGATTTATTAGTAAAAGTAAAACCGGAAATACGAACTGAGTCTGCAACTACAGTTCCAGTAGCGGTTACAACAACAGGGGATAATTGAGTTGACATTCTTTATTCACCTTTTTATTTATGAAAGGTAGGGTAGAGATAACTGCGAACAGCTATCCCTACCCCTAGTCTTTCAGAAAATCTAATGTTTAATCATTAGATATTTATTGATTAGACTTCAGCGCCAAACCACTTGCGCCAATCTGACCAACCAAAGCTATAACGCTCACGAGCCTTAAAGCGAAGGTTGCCGGTATCAAAGTCTGGCTCCATCTTGGTAGCAAGAGGTGCACGAACGAACATCTTGGAACCGTTTGGAACGTCAGTCTTTACGAACCAGTTGTTAGCATCAGTGAAGCGACGGTTTACATAGAAACCATCGGGGAATAGACCCATGTTACGAACTGGGTTAATATCGTTTGGAGCGATACCGGAGGTTGGATATGCAACAGTACCGTTTGGTAGACCAGCGGAGTGTAGAAGCATATCAGTCTCAAAAGCTAGTTCAGGTGGAATGTGGATTGAAACTGGTGAAGCACCAATTAGAATGCCACGATCATCCTTTAGCTTATGAATGGCAGTAACTGCTGTTTCAATGGTTGAGATTGAAATTGCAGAAGTACCAATCTTGTTGCTTTGATTGCCAACACCAATCGTTGGGTGAGCGGTGGAAATCAGAGCTACGCCATCGCCACCAACATAGCTGGCAGAGAAAGCATTGTTAAAGGTGTTAGCAGCCTTAACTTGCTTGGTTGAAGCCATAGCACGAGCAAGACCCTTGGCACGAACCTTGGCGAAGGTGTCGTAAAGGTTGTCTTCCATAGCTTCTTCAGTGACAGCAAAGGCAAGAGCAACTGTCTCGTGAGTGTAACGAGAAGTGTAGCTTTCCTTAGCTGAGTCGTATTGTACGGCAGCGCCTTCTGATTTGGTTGGAGCTTCACCGAACATAGTGAATAGAACTTCTTCTTCAAAAGCCCGATCTGAATTTTCAATTTCGTATAGTGGTACATGCTCGTCTTCAACAGCACCATATTCTAGACCGAAAATAGCATTTAGGCCTGGGAGAAGTTCCTTTGAAATATCTGAACGATTAATAGCCATCTTTCATTCTCCCTATTAAACTGGCCCAACAACGCAAGCAACAACGTCATATTGTTGGTTACGAAGGATACGGACTTCTACCTTTGTAGCTGCATCGCCAAATGCATTATCAGGTTGCTCATAAAGAGCTACTGGGCGAACCATAGCAGTGGTAGCAACACGAGAAGCTGCCTTAATACCAAAGCCGGAACGACCAGTGAAGGTGCTGCCTGCGCCTAGAGTTACATCAAAGTTTAGGGCAAGATCACCGATTGTTAGAGATGCATCAGCCTGTACAA